GATGGTGAGATTAAACGTCTCATTATCAACATCCCGCCACGCTGCGCTAAGTCATCGCTGACCTCTGTTGCCTTCCCCGCTTGGGTCTGGGCACAACCAGAGAAGTTTTGGGGTCCCACATCCGGGCCAGGTGTGCAGTTCCTTCACGCCTCATACGCCCAGCAGCTTTCTCTGCGTGACAGCGTGAAGTGCCGCCGTCTTATTGAAAGCCCGTGGTATCAGTCCCTATGGGGTGACAGATTCCGTCTTACCGGTGACCAGAACACCAAGACGAGGTTTGACAATGACCGAAACGGTTCACGCCTTAGTACATCGGTGGGGTCGGCTCTTACGGGTGAAGGTGGTTCCATTATTGTGGTTGATGACCCGAACGCGGCCCAAGAAGCCTTCTCCGAAGCTACCATTGCATCAACCATTGAATGGTGGGACAGCGCGCTTTCCACACGCCTCAATGATCCAAAAACGGGTGCCTTCGTGGTCATCCAGCAGAGGCTGTCGGAAGAAGACTTGACCGGACACATCATGTCCAAAGATGAAGGCGAATGGACCCATCTTTGCCTTCCCATGCGTTACGAATGGCGCAGACACTCAATCACCCAGATTGGCTGGGAAGATCCGCGCGGAATTGATGAAGAGGGAGAAAGCCTTGTTACCACCGATGAAGACGGTAACCGCATTCCAACCTCACCCGAAGCGGAGGTGGAGCTTGAGAACCGTGAAGGTGCCCTTCTCTGGCCTGAGCGCTTTGGCGACCGGGAAGTCGCAATTCTGGAAAAACAACTAGGTCCTTGGGCGGCAGCAGGCCAGCTTCAACAAAGGCCGGAACCCAAAGGTGGCGGCATCATTAAGCGTGAATGGTGGCAACCATGGGAGCGCTCAAACTACCCCAACATGGATTTTGTCCTCGCCACGCTAGATACCGCCTACACCACCAAGTCAGAAAACGACCCATCAGCTATGACCGTCTGGGGCGTGTTCTCCAGCGATGTAAGTGTCATGGCCCCAACCCAAGCCGCACTTCGTGGCGGGGAATTGGTCAATTATAGCCGGCAATACACCGAGGTCGCACCCCGCGTTATGCTCATGTATGCCTGGCAGGGCCGTTATGAACTCCATGATCTAGTGCAGAAAGTGGCCGACACATGCCGCAGGATGCAAGTAGACACCCTGCTTATTGAAAACAAAGCAGCCGGTCACTCTGTAGCGCAGGAAATTCGCCGCATGTATGGCTATGAGCGCTTTGGAGTCAGCATGTTTGATCCCAAATCGCAGGATAAACTCGCCAGATTGTACTCAGTACAGCACCTTTTTGCCGAAGGATTGGTGTTTGCACCCGGCTATGAATGGGCAGAAATGGTCATCACACAGGTCGGAACCTTCCCCAAAGGCAAACACGACGACTTGGTGGATACTGTTTCTATGGCGCTGCGGCATTTGCGCGATACTGGTATGATCTTGCGGCCTGATGAATGGCGCGCGGAGACAGAAGACGCCCTTAAGTTCCGTGGAAACAATGAGTTTACCCCGCTGTACCCAATCTGATAGGGTATTTACGAGGGTTTTGGAGGCAAAAATGTCCCGCATTCTGGCAAGTGCCGTGGTAGATACGATCAAGCCTGCCACGCCAAAGACAATTGGCCACTTCAAGGTCGAAGTCTGGGGTAAGGCACCCTATGATTACGTTCGAGTCTATGAAATCATGGCAAAAAACGATACAATGGCCGCACAAGAAGGCATCCGGCGCTTCGTCAATGAGATGGGGAAGCTGGATTTACCGAAGGAACAGCCATAATGGCGATGACACCTGGTCTTATGCCCAATTTGCGGCTCGTTGGCGCGGAAGAACAAACTCCCGCAGACGGGGAAGTCATCGTTGAAATCATTGAAGACGGTGCTGACCGTGCCAAAACCGATGAAAAAGGCGCAATCCTTGAGATTGAGCATCCAGATGGCTCTCTCACAATCTCTCTAGACGGCAAACCAATTGAAGATCGCGCAAAAGAGCGCGATGAAGACAATTGGTATCGCAATTTGGTTGAAGATGTCTCCGACATGCAGCTTTCAACCATTGCTGAAGACCTCATGCGCGGTATCCGCGATGATATTGAGAGCCGCCGCGACTGGATTGAAGATCGCGCACAAGGAATCAAGCTCCTTGGCTTGAAGATTGAAATTCCCGGCCTGCAAGGAAGCGCAGACGGCGCTCCAATTGAAGGCATGAGCAAGGTTCGTCACCCGCTTTTGCTTGAAGCAGTGCTTCGCTTTCAAGCCAATGCGCGTTCAGAACTGTTGCCGACCGATGGCCCGGTTAAAATCCGTAACGACAACAACAATCCAACGCTGCAAGACGATCAACTTGCTAATGCGTTGCAAAAAGACCTGAACCACTACCTCACAGCAACTGCGACTGAGTATTATCCTGATACTGATCGCATGTTGTTGATGCTCGGCTTTGGTGGCACAGCCTTCAAGAAAATTTACTTCTGTCCGCTGCGCAATCGTCCTGTCTCAGAGACGGTTGATGCTAACGATCTCATCGTTACTAACAATGCGACAGACCTTCGCAATGCCAAGCGCATCACGCATCGCAGCTATATGACGCCTAACACAGTCAAGCGACTGCAAATCCTTGGCGTTTATCGCGACATTGATCTGTCAACGCCCAAAGCGCCTGACCTTGATGCTGCACAGCGCGAGAAGAACGCGCAACAAGGCATTACTGATGAGACGTTTAACCCAGAAGATCGTGATCGTGAGATTTATGAAGTCTACTGCGATTTAGATTTGCCGGGCTTTGAACACAAATACAAAGGCAAAATCACGGGTCTAGAAATCCCGTATATCGTGACGATTGATGTGTCGTCTCGTCAGATTTTGTCTATCGTGCGCAACTATGCAGAAGACGACCAAGAGCTTCCAACCGCCAAGAAGCGTTTTGTGAAGTACACCTTTGTCCCCGGCATGGGCTTCTACGATATTGGCCTGCTGCACATCCTCGGCAACACAACGAATGCAATCACAGCCGCGTGGCGTGAGCTTCTTGATGCTGGCATGTACAACAACTTCCCCGGCTTCTTGATGGCCGACACGGGTGCGCGTCAGAACACTAACATCTTCCGCGTTCCTCCTGGCGGGGCTGCACTGGTCAAGACAGGCAACATGCCGTTGACCCAAGCCATCATGCCTTTGCCATATAAGGAACCATCCGGCGCATTGATGAACCTTGTCACTCAGATGGCTGACACAGGTATGCGCGTTGGTGGCACATCAGAAGCGCTTGTTACTGAAGGCAAGCCGGATGCTCCTGTCGGCACAACGCTGGCAATGATTGAACAAGCGCAGAAAATTTTGAACTCTGTTCATAAGCGCTTGCATCAATCGCAAGCTGAAGAGTTTGAACTTCTGACTGAGTGCTTCCGTGAGCATCCAGACAGCTTTTGGATCAAGAACCGCAAGCCAGCATTCCCTTGGGATGAAAAGACCTTTGTGGATGCGTTGGACAACTTCTACTTTGTGCCGATGGCCGACCCCAACACAGCTTCGCAGACACAGCGTCTGATGAAGGTGTTGGCTCTGAAGCAGTTGGCTAGCAGCAACCCGTCTCTGTATGACCCGATTGCGGTAGATACGGCGGCTCTACAGGCTCTTGGCTGGTCTAACCCGGCTCAGTTCATGGTTCCGGCTTCTGCGCAGGGCAAGCCCCCGCCAGAGCTTATCAAGGCCATGGCTGACATGGAGAATGATAAGATTTCTGCTGAAGCGCGTATGCTGGATAGCCAGACCCGTGCGCAGGAAACGCAAGCCAAAATTCAAATGGATCAAGCCCGCCTTGAAATGGAAATGGGCCGGGCAGAAGGCGATCCATCTAAGATGATGGGATTGCAAATTCAGGCTGCTGAAATTCAACAGCGCCATGATGACACAATGCTTGATGCCGTGAACCGCAAGCGTGACCGCGAAAGCCGTGAACGTCTTGCTGCTATCAAGCTTGCTGAAGAGTTGATTCGCAACCCAGAAGGGCTTGAGATGGCGCGGGCTATCATCAACCCAGACATGTTGGCTCGCCTTGAAGGGAATGAAGGCACCCTTGATGGCACGAAGACCGGAGAACTGTGATGGCTACGGGAAAAGCAACGGCAGTAGAAGAAGCCCTCAACATTGCCCGTGACATAGCCCGTCCCGGTCGCAAGCTTCGCGAACCTACATTGCTTGAATCAATGCGAAATCGCGATCTTGCACAGCGCATTCAAGAATTAAATCAGCTTGGGCCTAAAATGCCTACTGAGATGTATATGGCGGAGCGCGCAGCTATTTTGGAGGAGCTGAATAAACCGGGTCGTATGATGATGATGGACCCGCGTGTTTCAGCTAAAAATCCAGTTGATCTTGGTCCTGGTGCTAAGATGCAATCGTATCTTATGCCTGATGGCACAATTAAGCGCGTTGAACTTGGCCGACCAGCACCTCGCGGTGGTCAACCATTGAACAAAACAACAGAAGAAATTGAGGCAATGCTTCCGCCTGCGCGTGAGGTTCCTAAGCCTGCGCCGGCACAAGACCCTGCTATTACAGCAGCTATTGAATCCGCAGAAGCAGCCCGTGCAGCTAAAGCAGCTACAGCTGCTGATGAAGCCGCTGTTCTTGCACAACGTGAGTCTAATGCTTCGTTGTTTGGGCCTCCGTCACCCGGTGCGCGTCCTGCGCCGACTGCGGCCCCAACCACTGTTGAGGCTAGCCCTGCATGGCAAGCATATCAGGCAGGAAGCCCATCTCGTTCAGCTTGGGAAGCTGGAACACCGGGCAAGATCGCACTTGGCACGGCAGGCGTAGCTATTCCTGCTGGTGCAATGCGTGATTCAACAGTAGATCAAGCAAAGAGAATATTGACTGGAGGCCGTCCATATATGGATGAAGGCCGCGATGCTTATAATGCTGTGCTTGGTCCTGTTTCGCGTGAAGGATGGCCTGTGTCATTGGATGATTTGACGCAAGTTCCTGAAATGCCAAAGCAATCACCAGCAGCTACAGTTTCCCCTGCGTTCTCGCAGTTTGGGTTTAATGCATTTCGTCAAAACACTGCGCCAACCTACACAGGTGATGCTGTTGATGCGGAGGCATTGACGCAGAAATACGGCACTCGCGCACCAGCGCCTGCTGCTGCGCCTAGCCGTGCAGCGCCTATTCCTCAGCGCCCACAACGCGAAGAACCCGGTTTTTTGGCGCGGGCTTTGAGCAAGGTTTACGATCCGCGTTATCTGGAAGATAAATCTTCTCGCGATCTTTACGTTGAAGCGCAACGTATGGGCAGCGCAGGTGATGAATACGGCGCAAACCTGATGAACATCCGTGCTGCTGATCGTGCTCGTCGTGAAATGCCAGAAGAACGCGCTTCTGGCGGGGCTACAAAGCCAAACAAAGAAGCCTCGTTGCACAAAGCTCTTGAAATCATCCATATGATGCTTTCTCGCCGATAAGAGGCAACAATGGCTGATCAAAGCAATTGGTCTGATTGGGCAGTATCCTTAGCCAAAAGGCTACGGGATGAGTGGGCTAATGCCAATAATCCTGACACGATTGAAGCTAATGCTTACAACATGCTTCGTCGCCGTGGCATGGATGAGGATACGGCTAGCCGACATGCCCAACAAGCCGCAGAAAATTTTGTCAGCCGTTCAAACCGCACAAAAATGATTGCCAATGTTGGCTCATATGTGCACCCGGTTATCGGGCCAACGCGCATAATGACTGAAATGGCAACGGCCCAAAGCGCCCCAGAATTTATAGCTGCAACGCCACTTGGCGCGGCATCTGAACTAATTGCATCAGGTGCAGAACTTGCCCACGAAAAGGGTAAAGAATGGCTCGGTTATGCTGATGGTGGCAAAGTAGGCGGCAGCCTAATGGATATGCCATTGGATGAGGCTTTCCAGTATGTGCGCCCCGGTTTTGCTAATGGTGGGCAGCCAGAACTTATACGGCCACGCCCTATTATTGGCGGGGGTGGTGATGGCGTTGATTTTGATACATCCGCACCTGATGCGCCGCCTGCTGCAAATGAAGGCGAATCATCTTGGTCGTCTGGCACTACATCTGGGCCAACCGGCTTTGGCTTAGTTGATAATGCTATTGCCAATCCGGCTGCCACAGCGATTAACGCGGCTGTTGGTTTTGTGCCTGGTATTGGCATTGCTAACTCAATTTCGGGTGTTCTGGGTGGTCCGACAATTGGAGGTATGGTTGCAGGGAAAAGCGCTGCGCCAATTTCCTCGTCTGTTGGCTATTCTAAAGGAACGCCTGCACAGGCAAACCCAGCAGTGTCGCAGCCTGCGGCAGCGCCTCCAATGCCTTCGCCCGTTGATCGTTCTTCGCAGCCACAGGCAAACAATCCTGATGATGTAGCTGCTGCTGGCTCATTGTCTTCTTTCACTGGGTCTGCAACGCCGGGAACAGGGACAGTTGGGTCTGGTGTGGGCGGCATGGGCGCTGCTGATATTTCGCAAAGTGGAATTGGTGGCCCTATGGGTGGCGCTGACACCTCATCCCGCGATGACCTTGGCTTTAGTGGCAGTGAAATGTGGGGAACTGTTGCTGGCCCAATGAGTGATACGGAGTCTGGTGCTGGAACTTATGGTGCATTTGGTGCTGGTCCTGAAGGATCAGTTGGCGCGGCCCCTGAAGGCCCATCTGCCCCTGGCGCTCCTGCTGCACCCGCAGAAGGCTCATTTTCTATTAGTTCAGACCCAGATGCTGGCTTTGGGGGTTATGGCAGTAGTAGCTTTAGCTCTGGAAAAGGCGGCGATAGTGACGGTGACGGAGATAGCGATAGCGGGGCCGATGGCTCTGACGGCGGGGCTGATGGTGGCGGCGACAGCGGCGGCGGCGATAGCGGTGGCGGCGATGGTGGGGGAGATAGTGGCGGCTGGGGTGGAGACAGTGGCGGTAGTGGGGATGGCAGTGACGGCGGTGGTTGGGGTGGTGATGGTGGAGATGGCGGCGGAGACGGCGGTGGTGATGGTGGGGGAGGAGACGGCGGCGGTGGTGACGGGGGTGGCGGCGATGGAGGCGGAGGTGGCGATGGTGGCGGCGGCGGCGAAAAGCGCGGCGGCTTCATTAAGCCACGTAAAGCTGAAGGTGGTGAAGTAAGCCTCCTTGATCTTCCGCTTGATCACGCGATTGAGCAGATTGCGTCTCGTTATCGTGATGGTGGCCGTATTGGCTATCAATCCGGTGGTGAACCGCAATATGCGTTGGATTTAACCGCGCCAGAACGCACTGATTGGCAGGCTGCTGCACGACCGGCAGAAGGTTCGCTGTTTGCGCAACGCCAAGAAGAACGTCCTGCGCCTGCGCCCGCGCGCGAACCGGTGCGCGAAGAGCCAAGAGAACAACGCTACGGCGTATTTGCTTTTGGCACTAACGACTATCGCAACCCGCAATCAGCGGTTGCAGCCGCACGTGATGTTTATGCAAATGCATCTAGCATGGGCATGACACCTGTGTTCGTGTTGCCAAACCCATCTGACAAGCGATTTGCTCCTGTTAGCGAAGCTTTGCGGTCATTCGCTGAAGAGCGTGGCATTAAATACGAAGTGCCAACATATGAAAGCAAAGACCCGCTGCATCTGACCCGTCAGTCTGCGCAGGATATTGCCAAGCGCTACCCTGCTT